AAGCAAAAATTATCATTTCCCCTGACCAGAATCGGTTTACAGGTAAATTTACATTCGAAACAGGGGAAGATGCAGAAGAGTCCATCGGAAACATACAGAATAATCTAGATAACCTACAGGTAGGAGAAACCAATCTCCTTGACAATAGTAACAAGGGATGGAAGAATACTGGCTATCCAATAGCGACAATTTACTTAGGAGACTATAAACCCAAACAAGGAGAAGAATGTACAATTGTTATTAAAGGCAAATTAGGGGCGAATAAAACAAGCTGGGGTGTTTACAATTCTGGAGGGAATGTTGTATTGGCTAGTTTTTATCCTGGTGGTCCCGATACAGATTATATTGCTTTGAAAACTTTTAAATGGACGTTAGGGACGCCTGCTGTTGATAATACATTTATTCGGATATATCCAATTCCTAACAATGAAATTAATGAAGAATCTGAAATAGAGTGGGTAAAACTAGTATTAGGCAATAAAACTTCGCTATTGTGGACTCCCTCCATAAACGATCAGAAGCAGATAGCCACAGATATAGCGCAGGCTAAGGCAGACTTGGCAGAAACAAGGGCTAATGCTTACGCAGACGGTATTGTAACAGAGGCGGAGCAGAACGCAATAAACGAGGCGCAGACGAGATTGGATGCGTTACAGATCGGTTCCCAGAACCTTATATCCAAAAAAATGATGTTGAAGTGGAATGAGAAGAACAAGAATATTGCGGTCTGGGGGCAGGATGCAGACGGGGTGTATCTCAGGATAAATGAAGTACTACTGCATAAAAATTGGGCGGGCAGCAATGAAATTGCTAATCCGGTATTTGATTTGCAATTCAAACCCGATACACAGTATGTATTATCTGTTGAATGGAAACTTGCAGCAGTACAAAATTACGATGGACTTGCTTTCAGGATATTTTACACTGATGGAACGGCAGAATGGCATGGATTAGCAGGAACAATAATCACAAAAACAATCGCCAGATTAATTACGAAAGCCGGGAAAACAGTGCAGAAAATATCTGCGTCATACGGAAGCAGTAAAGCCAATACACTAATCTACAATATCTCCCTAATCGAAGGCAATAAACCCTTGCAAGGCTTTCCAGTAGCAGAAGAAGATCAGACCGGAGCAAATAATGTGAATCTGGCAGATGGGACGAAGGAATTTACGTTAGGCGTAGGATCTACGAATTATACCTATAAGGAATTATATGTATCTAAAATAAAGCCTAACACGGTATATTACGTAAATGCAGGTAATATTCAGAATTTAGTAGGTAACCCTGATAGATATTCTTTTGTACTTTATAATAAAGATATAAGTACTGTGCTATGTCCAACATTAAATGCAGATAAGAATGGAGGTTTTTTAATCACATACAATAATTTCACTGAACAAGAAGGACGTTTATTGTGTTATGCAGGTATAGCTGGCTCCACTCTTGGTAACTCTGTAAAATTTACCGAAGTAATGCTAGTCGAAGGCTTTCTTCCGGCCCCTGTTTGGGCTCCTTCTTTCTCAGAGCAGCAAGCAGAAATAAAAACGATAACGAAAACCCTGACCGAAATTAAAGCCGAAAACGGAGAAATAAGTTTAAGGGTTAACGAAGTTTCTGAGAGAGTGGAAGAAGCCAAACAAGAGGCAATTGATACTGCAAATGAATATGCAACTCTTAAATCATATCGTGAAACATGGATTGATCTTACAGCAGAAAAGTGGAATCGGGATATGTATTATCCGGTGACGATTAAAATTGATGTTACAATAAAGACAAGAATACAAGTCGATACCCCGTTGGATTATGTCAATGTGTCATGGGGAACTCATGAAAGTGGCGGATACTCAATGTTATGCGCGTGGACTGTAAACGGAAGCGGATGGGGTTCTATTACTGTCCATAGGGTAATAGAATCTTCCCAATGGGGATGGACTGAACTAGATCCATCTTCTCCGGATAGATTGAAGATTCCATTCGGGTCAATAGGACAATTGACGAACAACAATGAAGAATATATCTTACTTCGCGGAGGAGGGAAATATAGATTCAGGATTACGAATAACTGTGTACCAATTGAACATAATAGCAGATACACGGTATATGGTGGACAACATGTAGATCCACAGAGTTCGGTAATCGGGCCTGTTCTTACGAATGCAACAAAGGAAGAACTTAATGCTGAAATAAATATAACAAAAGGATTGATCGAAAATAAAGTATCTCTAGATGTCTATAATGAAAATGATCAATTAATAAAATCAGATATTAGCAATTTACAAGTTAGTTACAACCAAATTTCTTCTACAGTATCTAAAATTATAAATGGTACCCAAGAAATATCTGGTGTTGTAACACAAAGTAATTTCGTTACAATTTTTTCTTCAAATAAAAATGCATTAGGGCAAGAAGTTATTGAATCTATTAATGTTGGCGGAGGAGGCGTTACAATTGATGCAAGTAGGATTAATCTTAATGGAGCTATTAGTGCAAACGGGAATGTTCAGATTACAACAGATGGAAAACTTATTGCAGTTAACGGAGAGTTTACAGGAAAAATTACAGCGACAGAAGGAGAAATTGCCGGACTGAAATTAAGCAATAATGGATTGAGATCATCTGATTTCAATGCGAGTTCAAAAATAGGCTCTTGTTATGCTAAAAATGGTTTTTCTGTATATGCATCAGGATCCGGCGTACTTGCCCCTTCAACAGGTATGTTACAAGCCGGAATAATAACAGCAACAGGAGATAACGCAGAAATAATCGGATTAGAGATAATAGCCAAAAATACTTCCAGTTATGCAACTTTAGCAAAAATAACAGCATTAAAATTAAGAGCCATAGACTATGTTGATGATAGTAAAAAGATGGCTCCAACTGCGGCTTTAATAGTTGAAGAGGGAGTATCGATATTTAACGGAGATGTTGAGGTAAATGGAAAATCTACATTTAACGGTGCTGTATATTTTAAAAATGTTCAAAACGTTAATGGTAAAAAAAATTATTACTTATGCATAGATAGATCAACAGGACAATTGTATTACAGATAAATTATAAAAAACATGGAAATTAACTATTTTATTTCAGCAAAAGCAACGGCAACGGTACAGAATATAAATGTATCGCTGAGTGCAGAGTATCAAAAAGAGCAAGCACCGGAAGTTATCTCCGTAGTAGCAAACGGATACTTGGACGACGGGAAGAAATTCATGAATGCAACCCTTAAATACAATCCTAAGTCCGAGGATTTCAATTCGATTAACGGATCAAATGTTGACTTGGGTATTATTCAGGAAATTGTTCCGCTAATTACGGAATTTTATAGAAAGATTACTGAAACATTCACTAACTACTAACAAAATGAAATATAGATTCGACGCAAAAAATGTATTTGCAATTGATTTATTGGGTAATAATTATATTCAATTGCTGGAAGAGAATCAAAATAAAGGCATTCATCAACTTATCGGGAATGCTGTTTATGTATGCACAAATACGATTGAAATGCATGAGATTGCAAAAAAGATATTCAACGGGGAAGCGGTGGATATGAATGAAAATGAGACAGAATTATTCAAAGCCTCAATAATGGATTCAACCTGGCATGTTTTTATTAAAAACGCTATTATCTCTGCAATCAGAAACAAATAAAAAAGAGGCCGCCCTCGCGACCTCAGTATTGAATTTCCCAAGCATAACATCCCAAGTCAATTAATTACAAGTTTATAGTAATTTTTATAAAACACAAAGAAAAATTGCAAATAAATACCTGGGAATAAAGGAGAAAAATATTATTACAGATAACAAAATATGGAACAGTATATACATAAATGGTTATTATTTTCTGCAGGTGCCATAACCGCTTATATGAGTGATATAATCGGAATTGTCATACTGTTTCTTATTCTGTTCATCGCCGATTTTGTTACTGGCTGTGTGGCCAGTTTCCTGACCGGCAATAAAATCGAATCCTACCGGCTGCGCTGGAGTTTTGTCAAGACATTCTGTTATTTCGGGACATTTGTCTTCACGGTCATCTCCGGTCTGTGTCTCAACAAACTGCCGTTCTTCATTAACATCATGAAGCTGGAGGTGTATGTAGCCCTCTGGATTGAAGCAGTATCCATTACCGAAAACCTGATTAAGATTTTCCCGGGAGTGGTATTTCTTGAATATATGCACTTTATGGTCAGCTCAGAATGGGTGAAGAAGATATCCGGCCTGGCAAATTTTTTAAAAGAGAAAGGAGAAAAGAAATGAAACTGAAACTCGAACGGTTATACCTGAAACCGGATTATACAATCGGAAAATTGTACATAGATGGAAAATATTTTTGTGATACACTTGAAGATCAGGTCAGGGATCTGGCAAAAGAAAGGAAGATTCCGGGACGGACTGCCATCCCTGCCGGGGTCTATGAAGTGATTGTGAATATTTCGCCCAGGTTCCGCCGGAAACTTCCACGCCTTCTGGATGTACCGGGCTTCGACGGGATTCTGATCCACCGGGGCAATACGGCTGAAGACACTTCGGGGTGTATTCTGGTGGGTGAGAATCGGGAGCGGGGCAAGGTCATCAACTCGACCCGGTATGAAGTACAGCTTACCGGAATACTCGAAAGGGCACAGGAAAAAGGGAAAATAACCATTGAAATCATACAGTCATGACAAAGTATCTGCTATTTATGATCCTTGTTTTGGCCACTTTCCTGGCAGTTTCTGTAAAGAACTGCCAGGATATCCGGACGGACCGGAACCGATTATCGGATAATCAGCGTACATTACTTGCTGATATCGAATTTTACCGGACAAAGGATA